CCACATGGCTACCGTTACCGGTATTACCGCGGAGAAGGCCGACGAGATCCTCGGGCAATCCGTTGTCTCGGGGGTGATCAACGCTTCGGGGCACTTGATTCTCACTCGAGGAAACGGATCGACCATCGACGCCGGAGACTTCTCGGCCATCATCACTTCGATCGCGCAAGCTCAGGTTTCTACCGAGGTCGCTGCCCAGATCCCGAACTATGTTGCGGGAACCACGGTCAACAAGGGAAACGTTTCAGGCGCCATCCCAATGACCGACTTCAACAGCACGAATCTGGTCAACGCCATGATCCGTGTCACCGCCACCGGCAATCTGACGCTCAACACCACAGCGCTTCCTTCATCGCCCAAGCCCAACACGCAGTTCGCGATCAAGATCCAGCAGGATGGCACTGGTGGTCGTACGTTGACTCTCACCGGGTTCAAGAAGTCGCAAGGTTCGTTGGCTTTGACGCCAGCACCGAACGCGATTGACATCGTGGTGTTCCTCTTCGATGGTGTGCAGTGGTACGCCGGTCTTATGGGGACTGACTTCAAGTGATGAAGGTAATCATGCGCACTGACAAGACGCAGGTAAAGTCGCAGTATTACTGGGTGAAGGAAACAGGCACGTTCGATCGTCGTGCCGCCCTCGCTGCGGGGTACAAGACTTACGATGTCATTCTTGTTGGTGCTTCCGGTGGGAGATCCGGTACAGCGACGGGCACTAGTGGTGGTTATCAGTACGCAAATGGCGGTGGTGGAGGAGGGTCACTCAGACTTAGCGGTCGTTTGATCGATCTTCCGGATGTTTCAACAGTAGTTGCTGGAGAGCATGGTGTTGGAGGTGACGCCAGCACCAAAGCCGAAGCTCCTGCTGGTAACGGAACCGATGGTGAGGCATCGTCTTTCAATGCCTACTCTGCATTCGGCGGTAAAGGTGCTAAAGGCTCCGATTACGACTACACGTCATCGAGAGACTTTGAGACCCTGGGAAAGGCGGGTGATGGCGGAGGAAACTCTGCCGGATTGGGTGTTCCTGGTGTTGGTGGTACTCCGTACAAGACGGACCCTCAAGGAAATGTTGCAGGTGTTCCACCTACCAGCGGCTCGTATGTGGCAGGCGGCGTAGCTCCGGTCATTGCTGGCGGTGCCGGCGGCGGTGGTGGGTATGGACGAACGAGTAACACCAATGCCTCAACGGCCAATCCCACTCCGGGCGAGGTCGGTGCCTATCCGGGTCCTCTCCAGGCTGGTGGTACTGCCGAAGCGACCAACTGGGGTGGTGGGGGAGGCGGAGCGAGAGTCAACAGTCTGTACGACATTCCAGACTATGACCCGGCCACAAGGTTTGGCACCTACTCCACGTCAACACTGACCGACGTTTCACCCGATGGCGCGGTAGTGCTCGTTCTGTCCTAGGAAGGAGCCTCATGCTCTCGATGGAATCAGGCGGAAACACCGCCCAAACCGAGGCGTGGCTCAAGAGGATGATGAGCGGTCGTGATCTGACGTCCGCCGTCATTCCTCAAGCCCAACGGGGTGTTGATGCGTTGATCGCTGGGACACCCACAGATTCAGGACTTACTGCTGATAGCTGGGGATACGAGATCAAGGAAGAAAAAGATGGTCTCACTATCTACTGGACGAACAGCAACATTCAACATGGATTTAGTGTCGCTCTAGGTATCCAATACGGTCACGGAACCGGTGATGGTGCATGGATCGAGGGATACGACTTCATCAACCCCGCAATCAGGCCGATATTTGATCAGATCGCCGAAGCAGTGTGGAAGGAGGTCATCAAGTGAGCTCAACCGACGAAAGAGTCGTACGGATGCGTTTCGACAACGCGTCGTTCATGAAGGGCGCTGCCGATACGCAGAAGTCACTGGCTGACCTCAACAAGTCGGTTGACGCGGCTGGTAACACTCGTGGTCTCACAGACCTTTCTGGCCAGATGGCCGAAGTCGGGGTTTCGGCCTCGAAGATGCAGGTGGTCACTGTCGCCGCCTTGGCCACTATTGCATCCAAGGCTACGGCCATGGGTCTGTCGGTGATCAAGGGCCTGGCACTCGACCCGATTTCTTCGGGCTTCGCGGAGTACGAGGAGAACCTCAACAAGCTCAACACCATCATGAACGCTACGGGTAAGTCGGAAAAGGTGGTCCAAGGATTCCTCACGGATCTGAACCACTACTCGGACAAGACGATCTACTCGTTCAGCAACATGACCGCATCGATTCAGAAGTTCGTCAACGCGGGTGTTCCACTCCCCAAGTCGGTCGAGGCCATCAAGGGTATCGCCAACGCGGCTGCATATTCTGGTGCCACGACCGAAGAGGCCAACCGGGCCATGTTCGCCTTCAGCCAGACCATGAGCACCGGCTTCATGATGCTCAACGACTGGCAGCAGATCGACAACGCCAACATGGGTACTGTGAAGTTCAAGCAGACCCTGATCGATACGGCTGTTGCCCAGGGAACGTTGACCAAGCGAGGCAACGAGTACATCACCGCCGCCGGGAAGGTAGTCACCTCTACCAAGGGCTGGCGAGAAGGTCTTCAGGACCAGTGGGCCACCACCGAAGTCGTCACCGCCTCATTGGCGAAGTACACAGACACTCAGACCGCGCTGGGTAAGGCGGCTACTGAATCCGCGATGGAGTACAGGACGTTCTCTGCGTTCTTCGACTCGTTCAAGGAATCGCTCGGTTCTGGTTGGGCAGCTATATTCAACTCACTGATCGGTGGGTTGGATGAGGCCACAGCATTCTGGACTGGACTGGCAGATGCAGTCATGAAGGTCACAGGGGGCTTCTTCAACTTCCTCTCTGTCTCACTCAAGACCTGGCGTACTATGGGTGGTTTCGAGAAGACCATCCAAGGGTTCAAGAACCTGTTGGCTCCATTGGGAGCTATATTTCACGTCATTGGTGCTGCTCTTCAGGCGGCGTTCCCATCTGGGAACAAGGGTGTCGGAAAGACGCTCTACGCTATGTCAGCCGGCTTCGAAGCCATCACTCGACCGTTGCAGTGGTTTGCAGACGTCATCGAGGGTACTACTCCGATCGTCGCTACGTTCTTCAAGCTCCTGCACATCATCGGCGCGGCCATCAAGGGTGCCGGCGGAACAGTTGCAGACTTCATCAAGAACCTCCTCGACATGGTGCACATCGATGCGCCGTCAAGCAGCGGTCTGGTCGGATTCGTCAAGGATCTGGCACATGCCATATCTGACGCGATCAACAAGGTCGACGAACTCATCTCTAAGGGTGCGTCGATTGGGTCCGCCTTCGGTGCGATCGACTTCAAGATGCCGTCAATGCCCGATGTCAAGATGCCGTCGATGCCCTCGATGCCCAGTTTGCCATCCTTTGGTGGCGATGGTGCAGCTAAGGGCGCCACAGTCATGTCTGGCTCTGTCGGAGATCTCACCGGTAACCTGCACCGACTCCAGCAAGCATCGGATGCGGTCGGTAAGAGCAGCATGTTCAAGTCTGAGACGTTCTCCTCTGCCAAGGAGTCTCTTGGTGGTGTTGGAGATCAGGCTAAGGATGTTGCTTCAGCTGTTGCAGGCTCCGGAGACAAGATCAAGTCCGCTTGGCAAGCGGTTGTCGACTTCGTAGGCCCCATCAAGGACAAGATCGTTGATTTCATCAAGAGCATCTCGATGGATGACGTAGTTTCGTCGTTCAACATGGCGTTCTTGATGACGATGGTCGTTCAGGTGGGCAAGTTCCTTCATAGCTTCTCAACGATGATGGATAGCTTCGCTCAGATTGGTCCTGGGTTCATGGGCACTCTTGCTCAGATCCAGACCTCTCTTGGTGACTTCTCAGCTGCGGCTAAGAAGGAAGCCCAGGCGAAGCAGATCATGGCTGTTGCTGTTGCACTGGGTGTGATGGCCGCTGCCGTGTTCCTCCTCTCAACGATTCCTGTCGAAAAGCTCGCTGTAGCCATGGGCGGTCTGACCGCCATTGTCCTTCTGCTGACTTTCACGATGAAGCAGATGGCCAAGATGGTTGAAGAGTTGGACGGCAAGAAGACCAATCTCAAGATGATCGCTATCAGCATTGCCATGGCCGCCCTTGGGTTCGCCATGATGGAGTTGGCTGTTGCGATGAAGATCATGGACTCTGTCGACATCGATGGAGTGGTCAAGGGTCTGGTCTCAATGTTCGTCGTCATGAAGCTCGTGCAATCCATGGGTACGATGGCGGGCACAGCAGCTAAGAACATGATCTCTGGAGCGGCCGCAATTGCGATCATATCCGGATCGATGGTTCTACTTGCTGCCGCCTTGCTGATGTTCAAGCTGGTGGATTGGGGCTCAATGGGTAAGGCCGGTGTGGCTTTGCTCGGTTTGACCCTTGCTGTAGGCGCTTTGGCGATGATCCCGTATCAGGGTATTGCGAAGGTCGGTCTGGCACTTCTGGGTGCTTCGGCCGGCATGATCGCCATCGCTCTTGCTCTCATCATGTTCAAGAAGGTGGAATGGGAGTCCATCGCCAAGGCAGGCGTAGTGCTGTTGGGTCTGACCCTCGCACTGGCCGCCCTGATGTACGTCGCAAACCCGATCAGCGTAGGCATGTTCCTAGCGCTGGGTGCGTCGATGCTGTATCTCTCATTTGCACTGAAGAACCTCAACGATGTCGAATGGGCGTCCATTGGCAAGCTTGCGCTGGTCTTCTTGGTGTTGATCGTGGCCGTTCTGGCTCTCACGGTCGCCCTAACCGCGTTGGCACCGGTGATTCCTGTACTATTCTTGTTCGCACTCGCTCTGTTGGCCCTAGGAGCCGCGCTAGTGCTGTTTGCAGCGGGTATGGCGATAGCCATGAGCCTAGCTGCCGCCGGCACGGCTGCGTTCGCCTCGTTGGCGATTGGGGCTGCTGTAGCGGTCGCGAGTTTCTTCCAGACATTGGCCCATGAAGCGCCTCTCATCAAGAAGGCGTTCCTGAAGATCCTCGAGGAGATCCTCGATGGCATGGTCAAGGCCGTTCCCATGATCATCAACGCTGTCAAGCGTATGTGGGAGGCAGTCAAGAAGGAATTCACGTCAAGCGACAAGCAGAAGGAGACTGGGAAAGCGGGTCAGACTTGGGTCTCCAGTGCTGCTGACGGCATCAAAGCACGCATGCCTGAGATCGTCAAGAAGGCTGGCGAGTTGATCGTTTCGTTCCTCACCTCCATGAGGAGCAAGGCGGACGACATCGCGGCTGCTGGCGTAGGTGTAGTCGTATCAGTGATCAACGGTATCGCCCGCAAGGTGGGGGACATCGCGAACGCTGCTGCGAACCTCATCGTCAAGTTCATGGAAGCTATACGTGCTGCTGACCACAGGATACTTGAGGCCGGCGTAGATCTGATTGCTGGATTCCTGCACGATCTGGCGGATACAATTCGTCGTGGTAGTTCCGCTATTGGCGCAGGCATCACCGATGTCGCGGACGCGTTCAAGGACGTCGGCGTCGACATGGTCCAAGGCATGATCAACGGAATCACGGGCATGCTGGACGACGTTCAGGGTGCAGTCACTTCGGTCGTAGGAAAGCTACCTGGATGGGCACGGAAACTCCTTGGGGAGTCTTCGCCATCGAAGGTGTTCTACGACATCGGTAAGTTCCTGGTTCAGGGTCTGACGAACGGTATTCAGGACAATGCTGCTCTAGCCATCTCGGCGACGGCAGCGATGATCACTGGACAGATCGCTCTGGCAGATGACCTGATGAGCAACTTTATCCAGAAGCTGGATCAGCGTGCACTCGCTGCCAGGGGTAAGGCATCAGGTCTCCAAGCCGCAGCCAAGAAGGCTCAGGCTGCTGCTAACAAGACCAAGGGCAGGGACAATCGGGCCGACGATCAGGCCGCTAACCGGATCTCTAGACAAGCGAAGGCCGCCGATAGGGCAGCTGACAAGGCTGAGAAGAAGGCTAAGGCTGAGAAGGCCGCAGCTGAACGCCAGCGGAAGTGGGAAGCGGCTGATGAGCTCGAGAGGGCTAAGATCCGTTCCGCAGATGCAGAGCGTCAGCTCAATGCTTCCAAGCAAGCTGAGCAAGATGCAGAAGCTGCCCGAGTACAGGCTGCCGCACTCATGCGTCAATCTCGTGCAAAGGACGTTACTGCAAAGCAGCGAGCTCAGTTCCGTAGGCAAGCTAAGCAATTGCGTAATCAGGCTAAGGCCGATGCTGCGAATGCGAACAAGCAGCTTGAGAATGCCAAGAAGAGCGCCACTGATGCTATGGAATGGCAGCAGAAGGCGGGGAAGACGGCAGCTGAAAGCTACCAGGAGCAGTTCGACGCGCAAGCGAAGGCTGCGAAGGATGCTGAGGAGTTCGAGAAGCTCAGTGCTGCCGAGAAGGCCAAGATCAAGCGTGAAGAAGCCGAGGCTAAGCAGAAGGAAGCTGATGACAACCTGAAGGCGGCGAAGCAACTGGCGTACTCAGACGTCAACGCTGCCAACGAACTTGCGCAACTGGCAATGGACCAGGCTCAGCAAGCTCGTGACCTGTTGAACGAAGCAATCGATTTCGAAGCACAAGGCGGTTCAGGTCAGGTTCTCAACTTGCAGCCCACTGACGCGGCTGCACTAGCGTTCAATGGCTACGCGGACACGTACAGTTCTGCTTATGCGGCTGCTGCAGCACGTCCGACCGTGGAATTCAACCAGTACAACACCTCACCAGAGTCTCTGAATGCAGATCAGATCTACAGGCAGAGCAACAACCTTCTCTCGTATGCTGCAGAGAAGGTTTCCACACCCGCAGCCTAAGAAAGGGGTCCGAGATGCTCGAGCAGGTGGTTCTTCAGACCACACCGCCGTACACCCTCAACATCGACGCGGTTGATCCTGACGAGATCATCATTGTGAAGAGCATCTCGGGCCTCGAGGCCACGGATGTGACTCTGTTCACCGGTGAGTACGCTCGGGCCGGCGGCTACTACCAGGGTCGCCGGCCTGGGGTACGAAACCCTGTCTTCAACCTGAAGCTCAACCCGGACTACGCGGCCGACATCGAGGTGTCCGACATCCGCGAGATGCTCTATGACATGTTCCTCGAGCCCTCAGCCACGGCAGACGGCCTGCAGGTAGTGCTCAAGGACGACCGTAGGCCCGACCGGTACTTCGTGGGGTACACCGAGAAGATCCCCGCCGACATCTTCTCAAGGGATACCAGTGGGCAGATCTCCATGATCTGCACCGACCCCTACCTCAAGTCGGTGGTATCGGTCACCGGCAACGATGCCGTGGGGTGGACCACCGTCAACATCCCCTACCAGGGGTCTGCCAAGAACGGTTTGCAGATGACCCTACTGGTCAAGACCGCCACCAACACCCTCACTGTCGACATCGATGGGGTCAAGATGACCCTTCTCAAGCCAACCGGCAACTTTGCTGTCAACGATGTGATCACTTTCAACACTGTTGAAGGAAGTCGTTTCATTCGTCAAAATGGAAGTGATATCATGTCATTGCTCACGCCCGCATCGAAGTGGCATCTGCTGAGGAAGCTTTCGCCTAACCTCACAAAGATCTACGGAGGAGCTGTGGGCGATGGCAAGGTTGTCATGACCTCGTACACGTTCCAAGACGCGTGGTGGGGTATCTGATGGTCTTCAGAGAGCGAAGAGAACGTGGTGTCACTCGTCTTTCGGGATCAGCACCTGGGCTTCTGTCGGCTTACCCCGTTGGTTCTGTCTACTTCAATGTAACCAATGTCGATCCGGCCACACTTTTCGGAGGAACGTGGGTTCGGTTCGCTAAGGGTCAGGTGTTGGTCGGTCTCGATGAGGCCCAGACCGAATTCGATACACCATTGGAAACCGGTGGTGAAAAGACTCACCTTCTTACTGAGGCTGAGCTTCCGAAGCACACTCACGGTTCTGGCACATTGGTCACCAACCAGACCGGATCCGGTCACACTCACGATGCTGGATCGCTGACCGTTTCACAGCGCGGTGGCGTTGGTACAGCAGCTGGTGCTGCGAAGGGTAATACTACGATCGTCAGTGACGCTCAAGTTCAAGGGGCTACCTCGAGTACGGGTTCGGGTCACACTCACGGTGTTTCTGGTGAAACTGCTAATGGTTCCGGCGGAGCGGGATCTCACAACAATCTGCAGCCTTTCTGCGTTGTCTACATGTGGAGGAGGACTGCCTGATGGAACTCATGACGCTAGATGCGAACAATCAGCCCTCCAAGCTCATCGAGAACTGGGACAGTCTTCTCTGGACCGAGCGCTACAACACCGTAAGCGACTTTCAGTTGGAGACTGGCGACATCAGCACATTCATGACACTTCTGCCGGAGGGAACGGGGCTCACACTTCGCGATCCAACTATGCGATGGTGGTGGAGACACACAAGATCGAGCGCCCGAAGAACGCCGCATCGAAGCTGATCATTTCAGGCCGTGCCTACTCGTCCATCCTGGATCGACGCATAGCCTTGCAATCGGTGGGCGCATTGACGGGGCAGGCCAATTGGGAAGTCAATGTCAAGACCCCAAGCGACCTGGCTTACTATGCCATCGTCAAGATTTGCGTGGATGGGATCTGTTCTGCTTCGGATATTTTCCCGGCAGCGAAGGTCCAGTTCCCCACGCCTGCGGACTACCTCACATCGACAGGCCCGACAAAGCCTTTTGTAATTGAGCGCGGTAATTTGCTGGAGGTCGTTCGAAACCTCCTCCAGACGGAAGCCGCGGCAGATCCTTCGACTTCGCCTGCCACACCAGCTGTTGTGCAGCATGGATTGAGGTCCATTCGACCCAGTGGCACTGGAACAGCGGTTTCCATCGAGATCTTCAAGGGCACAGATAGATCGGGAACGATCATATTTGACGCCACACGGGATTTGCTCGATGACGGCAACTATCTGTTCAGCAAGGTAGGATCAGGGAACGCGGCCTACGGAGTAGCATCCGGATTGGCTGCCACGATGTACGAGGGGGCAAGTGAACCTACAGGATTGGCCCGTCGTGTCATATTGGTGGATGCGTCTACGTCTGGCATCGCTGATTCAACGATTCTCAAGAACGAAATGTCAAATGCGCTAGCTCAAGCAAAAGAGACAGCTATATTTGACGGCTCGATCAACCAAGACCTCAGCCCCTACAAGTACGGCGTCGACTACTCGCTAGGCGACATTGTGACCGTACAGGGCGACTATGGCTTGCTCACCAAGGCCCGAGTATCCGAGTATATTCGGTCCGAAAACGCGTCCGGGTTCAAGGCCTACCCGACGCTCGAAACGGCCACCATCTACTAGGAAGGTTTCCAATGCCTCCAGTGAACCCCCTCGATGGGGTACTTCCGGCGCCGATCCGTCGCGCGCTCTATGCAATCCTCTTCGTTGCCGCTCTCGTCTTCGCTGCCTTCCAGGCCGCCGACGGCGACTGGCTGCTCTTCTTTGGGTCGCTCTTCCCGGCGCTCCTGGGACTGCTGGCAGCCGGCAACACCCCTGCCGAGTAGGATAGCGCACAAAAAACATCTGTTAGGGTGCAGATACCGTCACCCTCAACAGGAGCTGAAATGCGCAATCCTTTCAAGCGAAAGCGAAAAGAAGCCTACGTCATGGAACGTGAGCGGCTGCTGTACACCATGGAAACCATGGACCCGTCATCCGATGAATACCACACGGTGATGAACCGACTCGAGCAGCTCGACAAAATCCTCAACAGGACTAGCGAGCTGACGAAGACTGTCATCCCCGCGATGGGAACCATGCTTGGCGTGTCCGCGATCTATGGCGTGCAGCAGTTCGCTGGCGTCCTCATCCCGAAGGCTCTCGACTCGATCGCCGCAAGGCAGCAGCAGAAGAAGTCCGAACAGGACGACTGATTCTGAAAAGCCTAGATCACTGGAAACAGTGGTTTAGGTTTTCTAAAAATTTCGCGCGGGGGAAATTTCATTTCAAAAGGGCAACTTTTACACGTCTCTAGATGGAGTAAACCATCAACCTTTGGAGACCACAATGCTCATCCTCGCCATCGTCGCCGTCATTTCCTTGCTCATCACGAGCCGGATTGCCGCCGACACCGCGTTGTTCCGCGTTAAGTGACCACCAACAACTGAATACTCAAACCAAAGCCCTACATGGGCCTAGGTTTTTGGCAGAAAAAACATGCTCTAAGATGACCACCACTCTCACACTGGAGCACTCATGCCTTTCACCAAGACCCGCAAGATCAAGGCATGAGTGCTCCAGTG